TATTCTCAAAGTATTGGTCAATACATCCTATCTTATCATAGCAGAAATTATAGAACCCTTCAAATACAAGTGGTCTCTCCAATGGTACTGGAGTAGCCTCCCCAGTCTTATTAGAAAGTGAATATTGATACCTTGGGTTTGACTTACACCAATCCCTGTATGCCTCAAATAGCTCCCACATTTTCTCAGGAGTCTCTATGTATTTATGCTTTGGCATCTGCAGCTGGTTTCTTTTTACGTTTCTTTTTAGGCGCTGGTATAGGTCCATCAACAGCCTTGTATTCTATGACAGTCACTTCTGGTATCTCTTCAAAGATGTGTTTAAGTCCAATTGACTGGTAGTATTTCACCTTTGCCATATCTATCTTATCCACTACTATTGTGCGAGTTCCTAAGATGCGGTCATACACCTTGACAGTAGTACCTACGTACTCTGGTTTGATTTTAAAATTGCTCATATTGATTTATTATTATGAATACTAAGTAAGCTGCCAGTGTTGCACCGGCAAATTTGAAGAGCATGTATATGTTCTCATTGAGTAATGCGAGTACCACACCCCATGCAAGGATGTAAGTAAGTAGCCCTATGATATCAACACTCTTCATACCTATATTGTATTGACTTTATATTTTCTTTAATTTCTTTAATCAGGAAGTAGGCAGATGTACTGTTTATGTTGAAATACTTAGCAAGTGCGGTCTGTGTTGAATGCCCTTTGTCGTAGTATGCCTCAAAGATTATTCTTTTGATGCGGTCATGCTGTTGGTTTCTGTATATCTCAATGATTGCTTTCTTAAAGTTGTGCCGTTCCTCTATCTCAATCTTATGGTCAAGGTCGGTTGTGTCATCTAAGCTATCACCTAAGTACTCTTGAGACCTGTATATGTCATCTCGCTTTGTCCTTGAGCCTTGAGTCCAGATTAACTCATACTTGATAGTGTTCAGTAGGTAGCTTTTAGCCTTATCTTGGGTCATTTCTGGTAGGTGTACCTTGGTGCAGTGGATGTATGCGTTGTTGATCACTGCATCTGCATCTATTGAGCTGGGGATATTGAGCACCTTTAGGAAGTGCTTAGTGTATCTGAGCACCTCATCATAGTTGCGGTTGATATATCTATCCAGTTGCTCCTTCATACCATATATTGAAGTCTTTGAGCCATACCTTCCTGCGTACTGATGCACAGAAGCACTCCTTGTCTTTGATGCCAGTCACTCTACTTTTGATGCGTTGGAGCTGTATCAGACTGCTCTTAGTGAGTATCCTATCCTCTGGCTGGTTGAGTATTGACTCTATGAGTTGTATATCAGTTTGTTCAAGCATACGGCTGTGAGTGATGTGGCACATGCCACTATGAATGATTGAGAGTATATCAGAGTGAACCAGAAGGAGCAGCACTTCCAGCATCCCAGTGCGGTGTGTATCCAGTCTGGGAGTATTAGTTTGTCATCTATGTAGTTCTGTATGGGCTCGAAGTGAGTGAACCACCATGAGACCACTAATGGTGCTATGTATCCTATCATGGGTACTAAGATAGTGAATGTTGTTGACATAACAAAGGGGAGCTGTTATACTCCCCTTGGTGGGCTGCAGACCCTCGTAGTCAGGACAGGATTCGAACCTGCATTCACAGGACACTAAGTCCAAAACTATTAACATCTTACTTAATAGTGCGTCTACCATTCCGCCACCTGACTATAAACCCCCTTGCTGTGCATTATTCATATTTCCCAGATTTTGAAAGTGAACAAGGGGGTAGGCTGCCGAGCCTCAGTTGTCTATCTTATCAAGCACCTCTTGAGGGGTGTAGTACTGCCCTTCAATGTCAATCATTATCTGTACTAAGTAGTTCATTTCTTTTTGTTTATCATTTGAGTAGCTTCTATCCAAAACAATGAATCAGGTTTATTCTCAAATGCTGCTTTCACTAATCTACGTAATGTAATAAGTTTTGTGTCATGTGCATTCCTTATTTCACTTTCTAATGGAGAGCCTTTGAATAGTGTTTCTTCTTTCATTTCAATAAGTAATTAAAAGCCTTATCATAGAACTCAGTCTGTACAGGTCTGCCATGTAGGAAGCGGTGCAGTGTGATGTTAGTAACTCCCATGTCCTCTGCCATGTGTACGGCTCTGTTTCTGTTGGATATTTTATCCTTAAGTTCAGCCCTCACCCAGTCAGTGAGGGTCTGATTATCCTTGAGATATACTGTCTTAGAACGGGAGGTCATCGTCCATAGGCATTGGTTCATTGACTGGAGATGTAGTTACCTCACCTTGCACCTTATAAGCATCAAGGGTGTTGTAGTACCTCACAGGCTTGCCTGGTGCAGCATACTCTCTACCTCTCACATTGAATGATACTGTTACAACTTGACCTTGACCATACGGTGCTATGGTATCCATCTTGTCATTGACCGTCTGGAAGATTACATCTTGAGGGTATTTTTCATCAAGTGTAGTAATGACAAACTCTCTCACTGAGAATTTATCTGATATCACATTGACTGGATTGATGAGCTTGATAGCTCCTTTGATTGTTAATTCTGACATTGTTCTGTTGTATTATCGTTTAACTTTAATGCAGCACACGCTATCACATACCTTGTAGTGAGTGCCTCTGCATAATCTCTTGCCATAGATGCCACAGTCCCATGTGGCTCTAAGTACTCAGCCTCATAGCCGTTACCGTTTGCTGATAGTAGGCCTTGCATGGCTGATATCATTGCATTTGCGAAGAATTCTTTTTCTGTCATTTTATTTATTGTTTAAAACATTTATATACTGTGAATAATACTCTGAGCAGTGAGTCAAGCGTTCTTTAATCTGCTCCTCAAGTGCCAAGTCTCTCTCATATCTCACCACTGTGATACGTTTAGCTGGGTCAATGTGGTCAACTCTGTGTATCGATAGGTTATCCCACTCAGTGAGTAACTCATCTGGTGTAGTGTACATGGTGTAGATTAGTTCAAATGCTGGTCTATCATATAACCACATGTATGCTCTACCTTGCCATTCGTAATCACTTGACTCAGCCTCTGATGAGGTAGCTGGGAAGGTTTCTAAGGACCATGAACTTTTGATGTCAATGATTAGGTCATCTGTTATGATATCACAACACCCTGACATGTACTCATTAGTTACTCGCTCTTCATTCTTAGTGTAGTTGGTGAACCTAACATTGTTCAGTAGGTCAATTCCTACCTGCTCCCAGTCAGTGCCTTTAATCATAGGCTTTGTCTTGAGCTCAGTGTTGTATCCGTAGAACTGCTCCTTAGCTATCTTTCTAATCTCAGACTTAGCCGTCTCAGATAGTACCTCGGACTTACTCCGAGGGTTGGTCATTAGCTTACCAAGTTGTGATGGTCTCCATTTCATAGTTGTGCCTCCTGTTCTTTAGTAAGTGAGTAATTCTTAACAAGCTCCTCCTTAGTGTATTGACCCACTGCTATCTTAGCCAGTGCATTTTTGAAACGTTCAGCCTCAAGTGTTGGTTTTGCCTTAGGTTGTACAGGTGTAGTTGCTTTCTCAGCATCATCATCTACAGCCTGTAGTGATAGAGTTGATTGTAGGGTGTACCTGCGGTAGTAGGTTATGGCACTACCCTGCTGCTGTGGGTTCATTCCTGCTGGTAACTCCATGCAAGACTCAATCATTGCACCTGAGTCAATGTCAATAATCTGAGTACACACACTATTACTCATGATAGGCTGTAAAAGTAGCAGACCATTCTCAAGTAAGATAGGTTCTACAGCATCAAGTATTGCATTGATGTCAGCATATGCCTTTTTAAAGTGAGGGTTGTTAGCGTTTTTGGTCACTTTGCCGATTGCTAACTTAGCTCTGTGGAGCTTTTGATGGAAGTTGAGCACTGCATGAGTGATCTCAGCCTCATTTGCCTGTCTGATTTTCTCAGACGTAGAAATTAATTGCTTTGTCATATTGTAATTTTCTTCAAAGATAAGTAAGTTTTGCATATTTGACAAATAAAGTTATTAACATTTAGTTGTTACTATCTAAAATAAGCTCATACTCATAAAAATAAGCACATGCCCATCTTGGGGTATCACATTTAATCTTAACCATTTTACCATTATTACATCCTACAGCTATTACAGTACCTATTCCTGACATTTTAGTCTCTACTCTATCTCCAATTTTTAATGATGCAAATAAACCTTTATCCTCATACACCTCCTGCAATGCTTGTTCTAATAGGTTAATTTCATTTTCACATAGCTTACCAAATATTGCAGCAGCACATCTTAAAAATGTTTCAGCCTTAATAATCTCTTCTTTTGTCGCTTTCATTCTTTATATTTTATATGTTAACTCCTCTCCAGTCAGTGCGAAGTACAGGTTCTCAAGTTGGTGAACATATTGATTATTACCTATTCTTAATACATGACCATCAACTTTAATTAGAAAATAATTAAAAAATCCTAACTCAACACCAAAATCACCTTTCATAAATACTCTATCAGTAACTTGTTTGAAACCTAATTTTAATAATACATTCTCATCAAGCTCAAGAGCCTGATAAAAGTCATCAATTTCATCATCTAATAAGCTCTCAATATCCTCTAAGTTAATGAGTCCTATCTTATAAGTGCCATCTCCCATCTCTATTTTGTAGGTATTACCTAATCTAATCTCGTGTGAATCTAATGTCATAATTTAATCTATTTCGTTATTTATACCCTTAACAGCACATTTGTACTTCTTTCTCAGATGCTTGAGCTTGACGTTGAACTTTGGCATTTTTAGTTTAATTCTCATAGTAGTTGTATTTGTTGTTTGACCTCTTGCCAGTAGCCATAATTTTGAAGAACATAGCTATCAAGTTCATTTTGAACATTAGTAAAATTTTCATTAAAGTCTTGAATAGTTTTATATGCACTTACTATATGTGAAACCGTAATTTTTTTATGTTGCTCAAGCATCTCATCCACAGCTATCAATGCACATCGTTTTGCTATTCCAGTGCATAGTATTTCATCACCGCATTGTGTATCTTCAGACCATAACACAAATTTATAGGTATCTACTAACTCTATTGCTTTTTCTTTTGGTGTCATAGTAGTTCAATTTCTATATTAGTTTTAAATTCTTCAAGTGATCGTACTATCCAGTACTTATGATTCAATGATTCAACTCTCTGTTCAAAATCCTTTTGTTTATCTGATTGCCTTCCTTTTTCATCCTTAAACTCGCAGAATATTACTTGACCATTCAATACAATGACTGTATCAGATGCACCTGGTAACATTCCCATCTGTTTTTTTCTCATTTGTTCAGCTAAATTTTTGCCCTCATTTGGGATGCTGAACATAATAAATCTTGGATCATGATGCTGTAAGCAGAATGTGTTGTTAAACCAGATAAAACATTCTTGCTGGATTGCTGATTCTTTTTTCATAAGTTTCTAAGTTTAATTTGATGTTGAGCCCATCTGTAGTGATATTTCATTATTTTACCGTATTCTTTAAAATCATCTGCTGTTTTTAGGTAGTGATATATCCAGCTTTTTTGATATCCTTTTGCCTTCTGAATTTGTATCAATTCTTTTATTGAGGATTTTTCTGCAAGTTTCTTGATATCAATACCACTCATCAAAACTAATTCAACAATAAATTGCTCCTCTTTTTCTTTTTCAGACTTTTCAAATTCATGTCCACATTCAGGACACACCATAATTGGTGCATGAAGGAGAAATGAACAACTGGGGCATTCTTTAATTGGTGCAGCTCCTTGTTTCTTTTCCTTTTTCTTCAAGGACCATTTTCTTGGATGCTCCCAATAGTTATGAGTTTTGATGTTGTTGCCAAAATCAAGCAAAATAAATTCAGATTTACCGGTTGATATTCTTGAGCCTCTTCCAGCCATTTGCAAAAACAAAGGAAGGGATTTTGTTGCACGATAGAGTATCACTACCTCAATGTTTGGAACATCAAATCCTGTAGTCAAAATTCCATAGTTTGAAATAATTGCACCATCAGTATTTTTGAACCAGTCAATTATTTCTTTACGTTCCAAATCAGACATATAACAATCTACGTGTTTAATTGGAAGTCCTGCCTCTTTCCAGTCATCCACAAGCTCGCGACTACTTTCTACATTTGGAGCAAAGACTATTGCCTTTTTGCCTTTGCAAATTCTCATGTAATTTTCATACACCCCATGAAATAACTTTATTTCACTGAATTTGTCAGCCATAGATTTCTCATCATAATCACCGCTTTTAGTTTTTATACCGGATAAATCCACTTTCACACCATAAGTTTTACAAGGTGACAATTTTTCTTTGACAATCAAATCCGGTGTGTCTATCACCTGGACAATCTCATCATAAAATTTCTCAAGTGATTGTTGCTTTCCTTCTCGATGAGGTGTAGCAGTAGCACCAATTACAAACGTCTTATCTGATATGTGTTCAAAAATAGGGTCAAAGATAGACTTGTGAGCCTCATCCAGGATAATTAAATCCAAAGACTTAATCAGCTCTTGATATTCTACATTCTTGATTCTACGTGTGACTGTTTGAATCATACCAACATACAAAGAATGTGAAAAATCTACTTTTTTATTTGGCTTAATCTCATTGCAATTCAATCCCATTTCAACCAGTGCACCGCTTGACTGACTGAACAACTCCTTTCTATCTGTTAAAATTAAGATTCTTTTGTCTTTGTCAAAGGCTTGTTTTGTCATGTAACTAAACATAACTGTTTTACCACTTCCAGTTGCAGAACATAATATCACACGTTTTTTGCCATTTGCAAAGTGTTTCTTGATTTCTGAAATATACCTCTGCTGATAATCATACAACTCTATCATAGTGCAAAGGGATTAAATTGTTCCATAATCTCAGACTTCCTTTCTACATAGTATTTGTTTGACCGGTCCTTAAATAATGGATTGCCAAAAGTCTGTTTTAATTCACTTCCTAACTTTTTCATTGATAGGATACGCTGTTTTGAGTGTGACTCAATTATATCCTTGATTTCTGTAGCTGTTAGCCATTCACCTCTATTGGTTGGGATGTTAAAGAATTTCAATATTAACTCCCTTTCAAATGGGATGGATTCAAAGGACCTACCTACTTCATTCAAGATACTCAATTCAGTTTCAACTAAACTATACACCTCACCACTTGTATAGGCACGATGTAATTCCATGAACAAGTCATCCTTATCAATAGAATTGTATAATGCATGATCAATAAAAGACACCTCAATAGGTAAAATTCTTGTGTTACCAGTTGAGTCATTTATTAACTGATGGTCATTAGATGTGCCACATAAAATAGCCAGCCTTTTGTAGTCTTCATTGTATCTACCATAAGCAGCACGAAGGGAGAAATAGTTTTTAGATGTCAGTTCCTTGAATTTCTTTTCATCTTGCTTGGACTTTCCTCCCATCTCATCATCCATCACAATCAGTTTTTCACACATTAATAACTCATCATCCTTGCCTCTATCCAAATTCGACTCAGCATAATAGGGTTGCAATGCACTTGGGAGTAACCTTCTGAACCATTCTGTTTTCCCTGTATTCTGCCCACCTGTTAATGCTAAAACAGATCGTACTGGATTGCCATAAATACAAGCCACAATTCCTATCATCCACTTTCTGATAAACCTATCCTTTAATGGTGTGTTACTTTTTATTGAGTCACATAGTTTTTGGATGTTACCGTTGGAAATTCTATGCTTGTTTGCCTCAACATATTCAAAAAATGGATTGTACTCAGGTATTGCAACTGATTGAATGATACGGTTGACAATGTCAAATGTAATTGACTTGTCATCAAATGTCATCCGGCATTCAAGAAAAACTGTGTTAAATTCTTTTTCATACATTGACACACCATTCCACTCATATTTTCTAGTGATTAAATTCTTTCTAATGTTAAATCGTTTCAATATGAAATTTGAACAGTTGATAATCATATTTTCTGCACCACCTTCATGGCGTATGTCCATATCATTCCGGTCAAAAATCTCATTTACTATCTCAAGAGCCTCATTCTCATCAATGTTTTTCTCCTTTGCCAGCTCTTTTACAACTTCAAGTTTTGGAGTATTCATTCTCTTAGCAAGTTTCACACTTGAAATTGCCTTATCTGAGTTGTATTTTGTTAGGTCTGCACCCCCTTGTTTAAGAAAATAGTAGAACGTTCCTACTGTTATGCCGCTTCCAGTTCTTTTTAATGCAATATCGTATTGCTTATCTGCTTGTGATTCATTGTACTTATCAGAAAAACTACAAAGTTTATGAAAATATTGCCTTCCTTCCTCATCAAAACCAACTGCTATTGCAAATGATAAAGCTAAATAATCGGAATACTCATCTGCAACTGATTTGTTGACTTGATTCACTAGGTCACCAATGTCAGTTTTTGGTACAATTATAGAAATGTTCTTAGGTAGTCTTTTCTTTTCTACTTTGTACTTTGTTTTTTTAGATTTTGGATTCAAAAACAAATCAGGGTCATAGCTAACAAATCTGCAACTGGCTACATTTTTAGGAGCTGGGTCAACAGTTATTCCATAATTCAAAAAATAGTGCTCAGCAATAAAATTATAAGATTCCTTATGTTTAAGTGGGTCAATCTTACATATTACTGCAAATCCATTACCACCAACTGATGCAAATGAAGCGTATGTATAAGGGTCATCATTGATTTTAGATCGGTCTGTGTATTTATCAACATCAATGCAGATAAAACCTGAATGTTTTTCAAGTGATTTCTCATTCCTTTCAGAGAATACACCTCCAATTGTTACGCTTGGAAGTACAATCTTTTGTTTTTTACGAGTCTCTTCATCTTGAGCAGTCCTAACCAGTTCCACCTGGTCCTTCCATTTACCATTTTTAATAAGCTCCAAAAGTTCATCAACTGTGGTGCGCTCAAAATCTTTCTTTGTGTCTTTGACACTGATCCAATAACTAATCATATTATATTTTACGTTTTTGTCCACGTTATTAAAAAAAGAGTGCAGCTGGAACGTGAACCACTTGCGTCAAGCCGCTAAGCCTAAACTACACTTTGCAAAGATAATAATAAATATCAATACAAAATACATTTGCAAGGGTAAAAGTTGATTTGCAAGGGTAACGCAAGGGTAGCGCAAGGGTAGAAAGTCAATGTGCTACTGGGTTGCAAGGGATACAAGGGTAAAAAATTTAATTATATATGAGATACATTATATTTAATTTTATAAATAAAAAAATAAATTATTTGTATTTGAACTTTCAAAAGAATGTCTGTTTACCCTTGTTACCCTTGCAAATGTTGATTATCAATTAGTTACAAAATATTTTACCCTTGCAAAAATGCACAAAAAACCCCCCAGCCAATCAAGGAGGGGGGCAAACCATTGGGTAATGGGCGACAAAGCGGTGCTAAGATAGTAATTAATATTCGTTATCTGCAATCCTTTGCTTAATTATTAGCAAATCTGTTGTATTATTAGCTCTGAGTATGTCATCAAAGATGTCTCTCTTCTCTTCCTGCACTGGCTCAAAGATGTCAAGCTCCTTCTGTATGTGGAAGAGGTAGATCGTATCCTTGCTCTTCATAAAGTGCTCATGCACATTGATTGAGTGCAGGATGGTGGCATGTGTTCTGTGAAATATGTCAGCTATATTCTGAAATGATAGCCCCTCCTTTCTCAGTAGGTTAGCCAGATAGAACCTTCTGTAAGCATATTCTCTGTGTCTCTTATTAGAGTCCAGCTTGTTCTCTTGGATGTATTCAATTATTTCTTTTGTCATTGTGTCTCTGTATTACTCTTATGAAAATCATAATGAAGGCAGCTGCCCATGTGATCATTGCTAACTCTTTCATTTTCTTAATTGGTATTTATTATTACTATCCTTCTCAAGTGTATATCCTAACTCCTTGTACAGGTTAAAATATCTGTAGACTGTCCTGTCTGATACTTGCAAATATCTTGCAATTACATAGATTGGTCTGGCAGTATCCTGCAGGAGCTCCATTAACTTGATGCACCTGTACATCTTAAACTGGTTCATACTACCTCCTCCACTTTATACCCCCATGCAATGTATTGCTGCAATGTATCTGGGTGCTCATCTGGGTAGTGGTGGTCGTGAAGGTACCCATCGGCATCCAGCCAACAATACCACCAAAATCCTCCATCCTCTTCCACTGCATCCTCAAGCCATATTCTGTATTGTTTCATTTCAACTGTTTTGATGGGTCAATACTTTTAAATATCTCTGAGTGAGAGTCAATCCTGCCAGTTGCCTTGAGATAATCTACCTCAAGCTTAGCTGAGTTGATAATCACTGAGCCAATGTGGGCCACTGCTTTGGCTTTGCCCAGCTCTGCCTGTAATTGCTCTGGTGTTATCTGGTCATCATCCAGCCTCTCTAATTGTGCGAATAGGTGATCACGTAGATCACTGATTTTGTTCCTTGCCATTTATTAACTTGTTTAATTTGTTACGTAATTTTAGTACCTCTTTTAGTTCTGCAGGGTACTGATGCATAGTATTCCTCATCATGTTCTCTTGCTGAGTCAACAGCTCAAGGTTAGCTATCTCACAGTTCATGGTATTGCCATCCTTGAACCTTAGCACCATCCCTTTGAGTATCTTACCGTTGACTTTCTCCCAGTTATATCTGTGGAGTAGTTGCCAGTTTCTGTTTCCCACCTTGATATACTGGTATGGTATATCACTTGCTTTCTCCTGTATCCTTATTGAACCCACAGGTCGAGTGTTGTGAGGCTGTTCCCCAGGCTTAAACATGGTGTGCTTACACTTGTTGTAGGTTGACTCAGGCATCTTGACTCCTTTGTTGTGAGTTTGATGTCCTTTCTTGTATCTAAACGCTTCACCATGTTTGATGAGGTTGTCCATCCCTGGCTTATGCTCCTTCATATACTCCTTAGACTTCCTCAACCCCATCCTGTTGGCTCTACCATATACTTTATATATGGAGATGTTTAGGTCTCTTGCTATGTTTATGGTTGGCTCATCAGAGTAACGTGCTCTAATCTCATCATTTATGCTCATTTGCTCTGTAATAATGTTATAACTTCCTTCCAGTACTTCTGCTGTTCAAATGGTGCAAGAGCATGAGTTGCAGTTGCTGAGTTGATTGCTTGTTCTTTTGCTTGTTCTGGACCATGAAGAGCAATAGCAGCTGAGTAGATTTGTTCTGCTTTGATTTTTGCTTTCATATCTTACTCACCTTTATTATTAACTTCTCCCAGATGTCGGCTCTTTGCCTTGCTTGAGCAGATGAGTCTGCTTCTACGTTCTTGCTGAGCTTCCTCCACTGTCCTTGAGTGTATGCCCGATAGTGTATTTTCCACATTGTTTATTGCTTTAAGGTATCGGTGGTATAGTTTCTCATCAAACCTATCCCATCCTTTGATGTATGCTAAATTAATCATCCTATTACTCCTATGATAGTTAGTACTATGGTAACTGCCATGAATACTGCACCCATGATAAGGGTGTCACGTATTGCTTTGTGATTCTCTGACATGATTATAAAGATTTAAGTTTATCAAGGTACATCTCAAGTCTTGAAAGTGCACGACATTGGGTATCTAATCTATTTTTATACTTAGGAAGTAACTCATAGAACATACCTCTGCTAAGGTCTTTCAATGTATCAGATGTTATTTTAATTCTCTCAGCCATACCAGCAATCATAATGTGCTGAACATTCCATATCTCATTAT